TTCCTGTTTCTTCCTTTGAGGGCGGCCTGCGCCATGTCCACACTGACGGCGTTCTCTGCCACCTCGTCCTGAAAAAGCGACTGCACGGTCACACCCATACCACTGGCCTCATTGGATGTGCTGGTCAGCACCGAAGAATCCACCAGGGCATGGAGAGTGTCTGATGTCTTTAATGCGTTTCCTACTTGACTGGTGAACTGAATTACCTGACCAGGCCGTGACTTGACCGCACCCTGGTTTCCACTCATGGCGTACAGGTTCCTCAACCCTCTATGGCTAAGAGCGGCATAGGGGTCCCATATATCAATGTGCGTCCCATCTGCAAACACTCGGTAGCCCAGATAATCAGAAGCCTCCACTAAAATCTCCCAATCTGTTTTTTCTGACTGAATCAATCTGGTAAACACAAAGGGGTCATCAGGCACGGACACAGTCAGGTTGTATTTGTTGACTAGTTCCCGTGCCATCTGTGGGAGTGTGTAGTGTTCCCATGAGCGTGATTTCTTGCCTCTCATCGGGTAGGTAGCACCAAAACAATTAATTGTGGTGGTCTGAAATGGGCTGTTGTTGACCAGGCCGTCCTTGTTTTTGGACACTGGGACCATGTTGTAGATATACCCATAAAAGGTATGCGACCCAAATGCCCCGACACCCACCGTGATGACAATCGGTAGATTGAGGTATTCAGACAAGTAGTCAGGGGGAATACCAGCCACCTCCAACGAGGCCAGGTTGTGCATGTTTTCCTGTAGGTAAATCTTGACTACCTGAATAGAAGAGTACTCAAGGTCACCACCGTCAATACTGACGGAGAACTTCAATTCAAGAGAAGACGCACCTGAGGTAATCATTGCGGAATGCGGACGACCGTTCCCACGGGAATAAAGTCAGGAAAAGGAACTTGTGGGTTGATGTCAGCAATACGCCAGTACAGCAACGGCGTCCCAAACACACGCATGGAGATACTTTGAAAAGTCTCGTTGTCACGGACAGTGTACGAAGTGTAGTTGGGCACTGTCTTGGGAAGCCTGGTTGCCAGAACAACAGCCTGACCACCACGGTTTTCAGACGACATCCTGTATCGGGAGAGAGGAGAAATCATGCTTACCTAATTCCAGAAGTGGGCGTTAGTCCGAGTTTCTTGTTATTGGTAAATATCTGACTAGGAAGTTTATCCCCAGACTCAAGGTCATCTACATTGATTCCCTTAATCATTGGAAAAAGAAAAGGGTCTGATTGAACCCCATCTGCTGAGACGATTACCTCAATTTGATACGCAAGATAGCGGTCTGAGGTATTACTAAAACTGTCCTGCAATTCATAGCACCGCAACCCATTAACATCCTCACCCTGTCTCGCTAAATTAGCAAAGTTAGAACCCAACTGATAGTCAATATCCACTCCACGGATATTAGTTCCCCACTGACCCCGTAATGTCAGGGCTGATTCAGTCACCAGAGACGAACTGCTGGGAAACCAAGCAAAGTTAATGAAAACATTTACAAAGAAATCAGATATTTCTTTTTTCTTTATTTTCTCTCTAACGGATTCGTCTAGGACTACCTGTCCATCGCTTAGACGAAATGTAGTTTTTCTATCTATACTTGACGCTGAAGGGGCATACAAAATACTGTCATACGAAATAGATTTAACGCCCAAATTCAACAAAGACTTTAGACCAGTTTTCTCTTGGTACTCCGCCTGCTCAGAGATAGCAGAACTTTCCAGGTTCTTTGTCAGGAATGTGTCTTTAGACGCAAACCCCAAATATAGGGCGTACATGTTGATGACGACTTTGCATTGTGTGGGAATCATTGTGGCGCTGAACTTCTGGTACTGCACTTCCACACTTGTTGCTACGCCCTCCACCATAAATAGACTAGAGAACATCACCCTGAAAGGAAGCGGGTTCAGAAAAGCCTGGTTACCTAAATTAAGGTTGTACTGCTCACTCAGAGAATCCAATTTGGTCTTGAGGTCATCAACAGCGGACTGCTCAAGAGCAATCTCAGTTTCGTTGTCGTCACCTTCTCCCAGTGCTTTGATGCGTTGCTCTCGTGTAGTGATGTCAGAGTCGGCCCGTGCCCTAGACCGTGCGGTTACAAGGTCAATCATGTCCTTGGATATACCTTGACCAGTGATTGTGTCCAGCACCATGATGTCTGCTAAAACGCCGATTTGTGATGCAATAGCCGCATCACCGTTGGGGAGGACCATCATGTCCTCAAAAGATGGTTGTTCCCCTGGAGCGTATGATGACCCAGACGCAACTTCCCTTTCACGGTTGAACAACAACTCAAAGCCAAATGTGGCTGTTCCAGGGACTGGTTGCAACAACTGAGCGGGGTCCTGCAACAAGGGGTTCATAGAACCGACGGTCTGCTGGACAGAACGCACCAGCACCGTGGGGTTGAACTGAAAAAACAATCTCCTGTTCTTTGAGTTGGCTGAGGTAGACCAGCGAGGGTCGGTGACAAGGCTACGCATGTAACCACGCTGAACCTTGATTTGATTTCCAGTGCTGTCCGTGTATTGCTTGGCTGGCCAGGTGAACGGGGGGTTGTCAAAATTGTTTCTGGCAATATCAAACGGCTCATATTCCGTGATATCAGCAAACTGATTTCGTCGTGTGGTGTTGTTGAGAGCCTGCTGTGCTTTCCACGCCAGGTAATCTGGGTCTGTAATTTCTGCCATTACCGTGACCTTGCTTTCATCATGGAAACCTCTTGCTCCAGTAGCCTGCCGACTTCACGAGCAATCCTCTTGATGTCGTTGTTGATGTCCTGTGTACCGTTCAGGTAGATGTTGGGGGCAATTGTAATGGTGCCACCGCCCCCACCTCCGTATGATTGGGCGAACATTCTGCCGTCTCCCGCATCTCCTTGAAGAGTGGACGGTTTGTCAATTCCAGCAATAATCGGCGCAAATTGGGCCTTCATCCCTGCCGATGAAACGGACGATGCACGCTGACCAGCGTCCGTAAAAGAGCCCGCTGAAGGGGCGGATGGGGTGTACTTAGCGGCCGTGAGGGGGGCTTTCTTGACCGATGCGCTAGACACCTTTCCAGAACTGTTTGAAGAAGAAGAAGAAGACGGAACAGACGATTTCTTCATCGTCAAGGTTCCAGCAGGCTGGACATGGAATGGTTCGTCACTCCGCTGTCCCTTGGTCGTACCACCGTGCGCCAGTCCGAACTTGGCGGCGTTGGCACGAACCCACTCGTCGTCTCCCGCCACATCAGCGGCCAGACCAATCTCATGGAACGAGTTTCCAGGAGCCGCCATTGGGTAACTGTTACCTGGCTTCATCTCCCACAGAACACCGTTCCAGATTCTGTCATTCTCCCCCTTGGTGTCAAGGGAACGCTTCGTTGGGCGATACCTCTCTTTGAAACTACGCTCCTGTTGTTCGGCGGACCTAAGAGCATCACCGATGTATAACTTGGGGTTAGCGGCCAACATGTTGCGAAGAGGGGTGGCAAGTTTGGGGTCCAGAGTTGCCAGTTTCTTTTCGTCCCTCGGCTTGATTCCGTCTCCCGCATCGCCCGAGCGCCCATCCCCAGCATCACCAGGAATAAACGCCCCAGCGGCCGCCTCACCTACATCAACTGCGGCCATAGTGGTGTTTACCATTTGTTTGGCGCCGTACTTCACCACATTGGTTATGGGGTGTCCCTGCATGTTAATACCCATGCCAATAATCCCGCTAAGGGCATCCTCAAATGCGGCCAGGACCTTGGTTGATGTGCGGAGGTTCTTCTCAAACCGTGCGAAGTTATCGGTCTGGCGACCGTAGAAACTTTCCTCACGCTTCAGACGCTCACCAGTGGTCTTCTCGTGCTGTACCGCATAGGACCCCTCAATGCCCATGGTCTCACGGTTGGACTCCATGGAGGGGTCGTACATGGTTGACTTGTCGCCAGTCTTGCGTTGATACTGGGTGTTTTGCATGGCGTACTGGATGACCATGTCTTGCATGTCCTGTGGTACGCCCATGGCAGTGAGGCGCTGGCGGGTGTTAGAACCCTGCTGAAGCGCTCCCTTGAGGGCTTCTGGGTTGGTGAGGCCAGTGCGCCGAACAATGTCCTGGATGGACTGCATACCAGTCCTCTCCTTGCCACCGATTCCGTACATACCTGTGCCACCCATCATGAACATGCGGTTGGCCACATCAGGGGACGCCATGGTGGTGAGCATCTTTGTCACATCCCCAGAACCAAGCGAAAAGCCAGAGACGGTTCGGAGAGCCTCAACCGTGGACGCTTGTTTGGCGGCTGTCAGGCCAGTGTTTGCCTGCATCCCAAGAAGGTCATTGATGGCTGTGCCACCTCCCAGCAGGTAATGGCTAGTGAGAGGCATACGCAACTGATTGCGCACCTGTGAGTTAGACATGCCGTACATCTGTTGTAGTTGTACGGACATGCGGTCGGCCTGAAGCGAATACTCAGCACCACGAGCAACACGACCACTGATGGCCTGCATGGCGTCCATGGACGGCTGTGCCAAGGTCGTGAGTAGGTTGGTGATGGTTCCCCCACCGCCCCCACCGCCTCCTGAGGAGCCGCCAGTCACTCCTCCCGTAAGGCCACCTGCTCCACCGCTCCCACCAGTAAGACGGGCACTGGCCCTGGAGAACGCTTGTCCTATAGCATTTCGTGTTGTCTGCCCAACAGCAGGCATGCTGTTGCGTGTCCCACTCTGGGGACTAGGAGTACCAGCACCAACGGTTCCTCCTGAAACACGGCTGACCCCAGTAAGGGCAGTCATGGTTTCGGTGGCCTGAGTCTTGAGCCTCCTCAACTCCTCCCTAAGGCGAGAGAACGACGAGGTCAGTTTGTCAATGACGGCCGTATCAGCCTGCAACCGACCCTGGGACGAGGTGCGACCACGACCAGACAGAGAGTCAATCGGTGTGTCACCACCCTGGTTAGGTTCTATTGCCATGTCTCATCCTAAGAATTGCTACTACGCCATTTTGCCATACCAAACCAGTATGCACGCTGACGAACAGACATGCCCTTGAGGTCGGTTAGGTTAAAACCACTGTACGCAGTGGCTATCAGTTCGTATTCCCAGTAAATAAGACGAAGGTCAACCGAATAGAAGGGAGACCCAATCCAAAACCACTGTTAGTTCCTTCTCACAGTGGGCGCATTGAGTCTCCACCTCCCCCATGCGGGGACCTGGCTGTGCCGAGGTGAGTGCTTTTACGATGTTCTTTCGGTCAGCAACGCCAAGTTTCTTGGCCCATTCCTGACGCTCATTGATGCTCATGCTCCCGATGAGGCACCGTGCAACGATTTGTGTGTTCTGTTCTGCGAGGGTCTTGGCCCTCTTGAGAGCCAGACGGCTGTCACCAGCCGTAGGGAGGTTGAACGACATCGTGGAGCCGTCCCTCAAGACAACAGAGATGGGCTTTGTCAAGTCCTTCCCGTCATTGTGGACCTTGAAATCCTCATCCAGGTCAATCTTGACATCGTTGCTTTCCCCACAGTTTCCACAGGTCATGCGGAGTTCCCTGTACCGACCGTAAGTGGCCCTGATAACCCCGAGGAACAGGAGGTCACGGTCACCAATGATGAGGTCATCAATCAGTGCAGGGTTGTTGTTCACGGTTTGTGTGCCGATAGAAACAACCGAGCGCATGAGAAGTTGGCCGATGTAGTCGTTGTATGTCAACTCCTGCTCTGCATCCAGAGCCGCCAACGCCTCCTCATCCTCTCCCGTCAGTTCCCTGACAGTTGCGTTCGTCTCCCACTCCTCTGTGGCGGTGTTGAGGACGCCACGGATAAGAGACACACTTGTCTTTGGGGGTGTGTCAATATGTGGAGCCTCCCCGCTGATTACGCTGTTAGCGGACTCAGCGAGGTCTACGAGTGATTCTGACATTTAGTTGTCCTTTTGTG